GATGCTAGGTTGATGTTCTCTGAAGAACCCCAGTTATCGCCTGTTGCTTCAAAGTTCCATGTTTTATCTCCGTCTCCAGAGTCAACTGTGAATCCTGCACCGTCAGCAGCTGAGTCATCAGCAGCTCCTGTAGCAACTTGGAAGTTCTTATCATCAATGTTTACTGTAGTAGAATTGATTGTGGTAGTCGTTCCATTTACAGTCAGGTTGCCTGAAATAACAGCGTTGTCGTTGATAGTTGTAGTACCACCATTCGAGTCTATCGTAAGATTACCCGATGATGTTGTTATAGTATTACCATCAAGTGATAAGTTATCAACTGTTGCAGATCCTGAAACCGCTAGAGCTCCAGCTACGTTGGTTCCATCTAAGTTTGTAGTACCATCAACGTCTAAGTTTCCATTGAAATCAGCATTTCCTGCCAATGTCAATGATGATGCCATGTCAACCGCACCATCTATATCAACAGCATCTAAGTTTGTAGTACCATCAACGTCTAAGTTTCCGTTGAAGTCAGCGTTCCCTGCTAGAGTTAGAGTAGACGCCATATCAACAGCACCGTCAATGTCTACAGCATCTAAGTTTGTAGTGCCATCTACATCTAAGTTTCCGTTGAAGTCAGCGTTCCCTGCTAGAGTTAGGGAAGATGCCATGTCAACAGCACCATCTATATCAACAGCATCTAAGTTTGTAGTGCCATCTACATCTATGTTTCCACTTAGATCAATACTTCCATTGACTGTTAGTGTTGAACCGTCAAATGTTAGGTTGCCTGAATCTTCTAATGCACCAGATGAACCCGCTATAACAACACGATTGTTTGTTAGGTCACTAACTGTTGCTGAAGATAGAACTGTCTCTGCTCCAGAGATATTTGCTCCACCGTTACCGTCTATCGTACCAGTAACAGTAAGCCCAGCACCAACTGTTGCAGTTGTGGATACTAACTGAGTTATAGTACCAACACCTGAGACACCCATGTTGTCTAAGTCAGTGTGCCCATCTACATCCAAGCTCACGCTTATTGTTTGTGAACCTGTGACTGCTAGTGTTGAACCGTTGAATGTTAGGTTACCACTATCTTCGATCTCTCCTGATGTACCAGCTAAGACGACTCTACCTGATGTTAGGTCAGATACTTTTGCTGTATCTGCTACAAGTGTGTCTATATTTGCTGTGCCATCAATATATAAATCTTTCCATTCTAAACCAGAAGCACCTAAGTCTCTAGCGTTATCTGAGCTAGGAACTAGGTCACTATCAAAACGACCTGTTGCTGTTATAGTATCACTCGTTGCGTTTCCTAGATCTACGTTACCATTGATCACGCCATTGCCAGTAACCGTTAGGTTTCCAGCTACTGTTGCATTCTCGTCAACAGTTAGTGTGTCAATCTTCGCAGTACCATCTATGAATAAATCTTGCCATTCTAAATCAGATTGTCCTAAGTCTCTTGCTCCGTCTGTGCTAGGAGTCAAGTCACTATCAAAACGACCTGTTGCTGTTATAGTATCACTTGTTGCATTTCCTAAATCTGTGTCTCCTGTTACTACTATGTTAGTAGTTGTTAGGATTGACCCATCAAAGGTTAGATTACCACTGTCCTCTAGTTCCCCAGATGAACCCGCAATAACGACCCTATTATCGGTAAGGTCTCCGATTTTTGCTGTGTCTGCCAGTAATGCATCGATGTTCGCAGTACCGTCAACGAAAAGGTTGTTCCACTCTTTTGTAGCTGAACCTAGATTATATGTGCCATCATCATCAGGAATAATATGTGAATCGACTTCACCACCAAAGACAATATTATCAGTGTTCGCATCCCCTAAAGTTAGTGTGCCTCCATTGAAGGTAGTCGTACCAGTAACTTCAAGGTTACTGTACATAAAAACATCAGAAGCAAAAGTTGATACACCAACGTGTGAGGAAAGACCCGCCACAACTTGTTGATTCTTTCCACCAACCTTGGCTAGTTCTCTTGCCCTAGACATAAGTTATTATACCCTAAGTTATTACTATTCTTATTTATATTACCTTTATTCTAAATGCTAATCTTTGAGTAATTTCAGGAGCAGTGATGCGTGGTGGTGCAGAAATGTGTGTGGTATTATGTTTGTACACTATAATACGACCTGGTTTATTACCAACCACCATTTCCGGCCAACCTAAGTTATAACCACGTTTCCAATGTTTAGCACCTGTATCCTCGTCATTGAAAAATGTTATCTCTCCTCCCCAATCAGGATGCCATTCTTGATTCAATACGAATAGTACTGTATAGTATGGGTCATCATCTTTTGCTCTTGGATCAGTGTCCTTGTGCATTTGACCACTTCTCTGACCTATCCTATCATTCTTCATAGGGTCAGTAGAACGACCATTCAGGTAACAGGTGAATCCTCCAGCAGCGTCAGTCTTCTCTACGTTATACTTATCGTAATATGACTTACCAGATATAAAATAACCAGTGGGTCCTGATAAACCAGTTATCGCTTCCTTCAGCCCAGCATCCAGTGTTGCTTTACCATCAAATATTTGATTGTTTATAGACGTGAATATATTCCATGCTTCTTTGCAATGATTCTGTGTGGATTCATTGCTCCACCCAATTGGGTGTCTGTACATTGAAAATCTGAATAGTGCTATCATATCCTCTATTGAGGTTTCAGCACCTAACACATGTTTGCTACTACTTTTACCTGATAGTTCAGGGATGTATTCCTGAATCGAAACTCTTCTCGCTTCTCCTGTTCTGAGTAGTTTCTTTTTCTTGTCTAGTAAATGGGTCATGCCTATCCATTTACAGTACCAGCTAACGTTCTGTGCCCAATTATACATTGAGCTGTGCATGTCTTCACTGATTAGACCATCGTAGACTTTGACGTCGACCATAGTATAAGAGGTTTGAATTATATAGTAAGCACTACTATTGGGAGTTGTGCGGTGTCCCTTCTCTTATACTTCGGTTAGATTGATTTTATATTTCTTACCCGAAATGTTGTTTATCATGTATATATCATCTTTACCTTCTTGCAATGTCCAGTTACCTTCACTTCCATCAACGTCATTACCACCTGTACCTACATTACTGAAGTGCATGTCAGCAGTAAATACGTTTTGCCAACGTGTTCCTGCTGCACCCAAGTTTCTGGTAGCGTCTACGTCTGGTAACATATTACCAGTCATCGTAATATCACCCACACTTATTGCAGGAGTACCAGTAAGACCTGTAGCATTACCATTCAACGTAGCACAAGTCAGCACGTTTGTGCCTGGGTTCCACTTAAGATCTGTGTCAGTTCTCAAGTCCTCATTACCAGTCAGAGTATCTACAAATGTAATGTAATGATCAGCAGAAGTTGTATTAGTTGCAGTCAACTCGACTTTATCAGCGATCACACTTGTGAGTGCTGAACCATCAAGTGCGGGTAATGCTCCTGATAATTGTGCTGAAGGTAGATTTGTAAGAGATGCTCCTGAACCTGAGAATGTGGTAGCAGTTGCGATACCCGCAGTTATCGTACCAGCCGTCTCTATCGTAAGTCTCGCTGTACCATTTACTGAATTTACTATATTCAGTGCAGCAGTCTGTACACGTGTATTGCCAGTTTGGATCGCAGTTGCATCAATACCCGTAAGGTTTGCACCATTTCCATAGAAATGTGATGCAGTTATAATACCACTAGCGTTGACTGTGGTAGCAAGAAGTTGACTTACAGTAGATACACCTGATGAGTTTATGTCACCAGTAACGTCCCCAGTTAGTCTTCCGACGAATCCAGATCCTCCGACTCCATTAATACCCGCCACAAAACCACCAATAGCAGTGGCAATACCAGATACATTAATATTTGTTCCATTGAAAAATGCTACAGTAGATACACCAACGGAATTGAGTGACCCTAAGAACCCGAAGCTTCCAACAGGTGCTACGAATCCTTTTGAGGTAGTTACAATACCCGTTGCTTGTATTGTATCACTAAAGAACTGATTTGCGGTAGAGATACCAGCAGCATTGAAGTTTCCAGTCAATCTACCTGTCACGTCTCCAGTCACATTACCTGTGACATCTCCTGTCAAATCTCCAGTTACGTCTCCAGTTAGATCTCCAGTGAATCCAGCAGTAGCTGTTACTCCAGCACCGGCTAAATCTCCCTTGAACCCAAGACTTGATGTTATAATACCACTCGCATTCACATGCTCAAACTGTCCGTTCACCTGAATGCTGGCGATACCCACTGATACTTGGTTTACAGTCAAACCAGCACCAACTCTTATCGTACCAACATTACCAAACCCGAACGTACCATCTTCATTCTGTACATTAGTTCTAGCATCAGCCGCAGAGAATATACTTACAATACCTGACTGACCTGGTTCTGGGAAGAATGATAAACCAGCACCTACTTTGAATGTTGTTATACCTGTCGCTCTCGTAAATCCATCAGCGTCCATTACATCATTAGTGGACTTGTTGATTTGCATGGTAGCAATACCAACCTCTATACCACCACCCAAGTCTAACTTCATCTGAGTAACAGTAACACCATTACCTTTGAAGTTTAGTTTTGTAATTGAACCAGCAAAACCAGTTGGAGTTATCTCATCTTTCTGTACTTCTATACCATCAACACTACCAGACGGTGCTCCTGAAGGAACATCCCAAAATCTTTCGCCCTCTACAGTACCGTATAGTACCATATTATTATTAGCGGGCAGTCCAAGATTAGGTTCTGCTTCTTCCAATCCAAGGAAAGCAGGAAGACCTGGTGTCTGTTTTCTGTGTGTGGATAGTCCAGCGTATGATGTTACACCAACTCGCCCAGATAATAATCTCATCTTACTTTGCGTTCTCTAGTATACTAATAATGCACTTCATAGTATTATTGTTATCCCCCTGAATTTTGAGGATATCACCTGTCTCCATAACGAGACGTCCATCAATGAATGACATAGCATCCTGATGTGGAATTCTGGCATTCTTTACAAGTTCAGTATCTACTCCACTTCTACTGTGTTGTACAGTAAATGATGTTATAGATGAACCCTGTCCAACGTTAGATACGTTGCCGAATATTACAAGTGACGCTACACCAGGAGGGCAAGTGTAAATACCCACTGCTGCGTCTGTCACGGTATGTGTAATCGTTCTAAATTTATTTAATGGAATCGCAGCCATCTTACATTTGTCCTCCTAAAGCGATGATTAATGGGGTAAGCGTTGCTTGGATACTCTTGTTGAAAGCATCTCCAGATATAGTTCCTGTTTGTTGATTGATAGTGAACCCATCGCCAACCTTAAGGTTTCCTCTCTCATCAGTAGACGTATAGACTACTCTACCTCCAAATTCAGATACTGTTTCATTCTCAGGAATGGTAACACCACCGTTTCTAGGTAGTGCAGCTGGAATAGTATGTCCAGAACCAACAAATTCAAATGTATATGATGACGCAAGAATAAGAGACTGTCTTGCGAATGGAACTGTTGACCCTACGCCCACGTTAGCAGGAAGTGTTTGGTCAATAGTTATGGTAGAAACACCAGCAGTAACAGGTGTCGCACTATTTATAGTAAAATAAGTAGGTTCAAGTTCAGCAGAAGCAGTAGCTGTAACTCCTGTGCCTGGTGACGCTATGGTCACTGAAGGTGCAGCTCGATACTGTGATCCAGTAGCGAACATATTGACAGCAGTTATACTACCAAAACCACTGACAACTGCTACACCCTCTGCGTTAGCCCCGTTAGGTCCGGAAGGTGCTCCTATGGTCACGATAGGAGGATTCGCAGAAGTATAACCAGAACCAGAGTTTGTTACGTTGACTCTGACTACCTCGTTGAATTTCTCTCCAAGATATAATACCTGACCTGAGTATGGTCTATCAGTTAGACCAGAAACTACGACTGTATTATCTTCTTCCTCTGCTGTTGCTGTAAGAATACCTGTCTGATTTACTGTACCAACACCTGATGCAACTATTCCAAACGTACCAAATGATGCGTTAGAGTTGTTGAGGTCACACTGTCCACCTGATACACAACTGATTGCATACTCATCACATACGGTGAATATTGAAACTAACTGTGCATAACCATCGTTGGATATAGTAACACCGATACCACCTTGGTTGTACTGTGTATATGAGTCAACAACCATTGACTTAGTACCATCAGCATGATCTCCATTTATCCTCATACCGATGCTGTCAGGTACAAAGTTTGTACAGTTTCTGACGTATGGAGACTGAGTTATAATACCAGCAATTCTTGCATGACTTCCTGCATCACCAACGTTGAAGGTAATAGTATCAGTAGTGTGTGCTGTAATAGCAGTGAATATACCAGCTATTGGGTCTGATGCTCTAGGATATGGGTGGTTAGTAGCATAATAGTCTTGCTCACACTGGAAATTGAGTGATGATGTTACTATACCTACACTGTTTGAATTGTTTAGACCATGTCCTGCGGACGTAACAGTAGTAACACCTGATGTTGGATCGTATAATATCGCTGTAGGTGTCAGTGCATTACCAGCATGCCAGTTAGGTCCTACTTTTATACTATCAACACCCTTCACTGCACCCACATTGACAGTTATAGTATCACTGGTAAACGCTGATATAGTAAGTGCTGTATTGTGTGCTGGATCTCCAACTCTTGGATATGTGTGGCTGGTAGCATGGTTGTCAGCATCACATGTAAATGACAGTTTGTTTACGCCAATGGTGATAGTATTGCTAGTATCAAGTCCATGTCCTGCACTTGTTATTACCAAAACTCCAGTCAAAGGATTATAAGTCGCACCAGATACAGACTTAGTTCCTCCACCTGTCACCGTAAATGCATCGGCTACTGTCCCACCATTGTATATGTGTGTTCCTGTGTCTTTATTCCATCTATGTCTATTGACAACACCCTGTGGAGGGAATGTTACCATCGCTGCTGTGTTTGCTGCACCAACGAATGACATGTTCTGTAATAAAGAACCATTATGTACTTCAAACAGATCTTGTCCTATATTTGTAGGCATGATCTGTGTATTTCTTAGATCATCTCCGTCAATTGATACGTTTCTTGGTACGAAGATTGGGTTATTCTCTGGATATATTCCTCCTGCTACTCTAATAGTGTCTCCTGCTTTTGCTACACCACATGCACCTTTGACTGATCTCTTTGCAGTTGATAGTGTCTTACCATCAGCAGCATCGTCTCCATCTTCTGCAACATAATATATGTTCAGTGTGGAAGCACCAGCTCCAACCCACTGTGTACCACCAGAATTATCTGCTGCTAATACAGATCCACCCGCACCAACAGTGTCGTTAGAATCACGGAATACACCATCGATTCTAACAGCACCCTTGACATCAAGGAGATACTCAGGTTGGGTGCTACCAATACCCACCCTATCATTCGAGTCATCATAAACTAAATTATCAGCACCACCAAATTTTCCGTCGGATTTTTTGTACTGTATTTGAGTTTGTAATCCCGATGCGTCTGTCTGAATGTCTGCTCCAGCACTCCACGAAACACCAGTTCCAACTGATATAAGAACATTATTATTTGCACCAGCACCTTCATTGCCATCAAATAATTTCTTTCTTATAATAACATCTTTATTGAAATCTATGTCTTTACCTGGCTGGGTGCTACCTATCCCAACCTGATTTGCTGCCAGAACGCCATCAAAATTGGCAGTCGTTGCTACGTCTAGACCGTATTTGGGATCAGTTTTACCAATACCAGTCTTATTATTGTCAGCATCAACTACTAGAGCGTCATCTCCGACCTCTAGACCTTTTTCTACCGCAAATTTCTTATTGACAGTCGCCATTTAACAAAGAACTCCTTGATATGTTTATTTATCAGCTAATACGCATGATGTAAGCGATAGCATAGTATGGTGGTAAGTTAGCATTAGTACCACTAACACCCTGTGCATCAATGGATAGTCCAGTTGATACTGATTCTGTATCAGCAGTGTATGCTGCTAGTCTGTCGCCATCAGGTCCTCCAGACTGTTCTAGTTCAGATATGTTACCTTGATCTGTGACATTACTAATACCACTACCAGCATAATTATTGCCAATGGTGCTTCCATCTCTTGAAGCAAATGCATAGCTATGCTCGTGTCCAGACTCTGTAGTTGAGTGAGTGTGAGATACAATGACTGCGTCTGCACTACCACCTGTGCTGTTAGCAGCATATGCACTACCTCTACCAACGATAAACTTATCAACTAAGTTAGGTGTACCATTACTTCCATTACATAGTGCCCAGTTACTTGGAACGTTGGCATCTGTTCCAGACCACATTATAATACCACCGATAGGTATAGTACCATTTCCAACAAAGTCAGAAGCGGTAACTGTTCCACCTGCTGTGATGTCATCGGCAGCGTTGATATCATCCGTAGATGTTATCTGTTCTGCTTGTAATGTTGTTGTAACTGTAGCATTCTGCTGAACTACTAAGGTATTGACTGTGAGTGTAGCACCTGAGAATATCATTGATGAACTATCTTGTAGTTCTCCATTCAATCCTGAGAATACCACTCTACCTGAAGTCAAGTCTGATACTTGTGCACTTCCTGCAACCAATCCAGTTTGGAATGTACCAATACCAGAAGCAGTTATGTTACCACCTATGCTTGCATCACCTGTTACATCGAATACTCTACCGCTTGTATTCTCAGCTATACCAACTGCAACTCTATCGAATGAATAAGAGTCAGTGTGATCGTATGATATTGGGCTGAACTTCTTCCAAGGTTGGCTAGAATCTGATGTTCTTACCCAACCAAGATAACCACCCTTATCGTACGTTGTGTTGATTATAACTTCATCTGTAGATGATGTAGGAGCAGTCTGGTTAGATCCATTCACCCCGATGATTACACTATTACCTACATTACCTGACCTATTACCCTTCAGTTCAATGTCAACTACCTCAGTATTTCCTAAACTATAGAAGTTAGAGTTGACTGTAAGTTCGTCTAGTGTCAGTGTGCTAGGTAGTGCAGTGGTTGTAGTAGCGTCAAACTCACTAATAGTTGACTTCTCTTCACCAGTAATAGCATCTATCTTCTTCCTACCAACAAAGAACTCACCTTTGTCATTCATACCTGAGTACACAATTGTACCACCTCTAGAGGTAGTTGCCTGTGCTAGTAGTTGCTCGTCGTCATCTAAAACTCTGGTTTGAGTTTGTGGTAGTGACGTTGAGTAGTTACCTGGACCGAAACCAATGTATTCAAAAGTATGTCCTGATGCCCTGATCGTACTATGACGTCGTGACTCCATGGGTAATACTTTGATCTTCACCGCAGCAGCATAAGCAGGGTGTGATGTAGCATTAGTACCCAATGCACCCCTTGCTATAGAAGTTGTAGCATTGCTTGTAATACGAACAATCTCATTCTCTATCTGTAGGTAGTCACCTCTTCTGAGCTTGGAGTGGTTCTGTACTGATAATGTATTAGTTGTGGTAGTAAGACCTGATGTTAGGTTAGTTGTAGTACCACCGTATATTGTTATACCTCTATTCTTTCCTCGTAAACCAATACCTGATCCATGTGCTATAGGTCCTGCTTGGAACGCTGGAGCTGTACCAGCATCCATCTTGACTGATACTGATGATCCATAACCAATCCTATCCTGAACTGAGAATGTTCCGTTGAATACTTCCCTATCGCCTGTGTTACCTGAAATTACAATCTCATCACCACGCTTTAGTCCTATGTCTCTATGTAATGTAACCGTAGCAATACCACTTATAGTATCATGTACAATATTATTGATGGCAGTTGCCACACCAACGTGGTACATGTATCCACCTGTAGATCCAGCTGAGATATTACTCTTCTCAAACATCACCTTATTTGGATCTGTGATGTTGGTTATCCTACTAAGACCATTGTACTGATCACTTCCAACACCAACAATCTGAATAACATCACCCACATTGTTGTCGATTGCGGTGACAGTTACTTGACAGTCAGCACCTGGTGTAATGAATGGTACGCCCTTTACAGTAAGAACATCGCCTACGGTATAACCTGTACCATGATCAACTAAATCAATTGCTGTGATAGTTGCAGCAGCAGCGACAGTTACGTCAGCAGTTGCTCCTTTACCTGTACCACCAACAAGATCTACACTGAAATAAAATTCAGCCGAACCAGAGTTGGTTCCATACTGTGTACCACCAGTTATGTTACCAAGATTCAATATACCGTTGAATCCATGGTCAACCTCAGTAAAGATACTGACATCTGTTCCTGAAACGCTGCTGGTAGTCAATCCAATACCAACACCAGTGTCCTCTAATAAGTTAAGACTGGTTTCTTTTGTAATACTATGTGCAGGATCACTACCCTCTACCTGACCTATTGTGCCTCTGAGTGCATATGACTTGGTTGGTTCTGGATCGTCAACTGGGTTATCTACATTTACCTGTGGTCTGAGGTCGTTGATATTTTGTGGGAATCTGTTCTGCCCAATATCAAATGGTGCTACCTCAGGTATGCTATGGTAAGATAACAGAGTTAGATTATAGATACCATCTTGACTGCCTGGTCTGTGTTCCTGAATTACTTGATGGTTGAAGATTTGATATGCATTACCATAATCTTTTCTTACGAAGTAAGGAGAGAACGTACGACCCGATCCAACAATATTGTTATTGTGTAATGTATATGGTATGTTAGCGGTGATAGTTGAAATACCACCAGGATTAGTGCTTATACCAATACTAAACGTCTTCTTATCGTTGATCTCTAATACTTCAAATACACCGTTATATCCTTGATTTGCTAATCCACCACTGTTATTTGTTGATCTTAGTCTATTGATTTGTACAGTCTGACCTCTCTTCAACCTATGTGGGAACTTAGATGTGATGATACCAACGTTACTTGCCCATGAAGCATGAATGATGTTAGTGTCAGTTCTAAGATCTGTATCACTAGCGAGGTCTACATTGTCGTTCTGGAACTTATCATCATCTATGACAGCACCACTATCTTGTATAACATAACCATTCTGTGGTGGTGCAGCGTTTGATGCTCCTTCAGGAATGATATAAGTTGCTTGATATATTTTCTCTAGGTCTCTTCTATTATCAACCTGTCTTCTAACAAATACGTTTGTTGTCTCAGGTGTAATACCAGTCTGGTTCTGTACTATAAACGTATGTAAATTATTACCTGAGTCTACATTTACGTGCCAACCAGTCTCATCCCATTGTATTGGGTGACCAGGATCACCTGGCACTTTACTTACCACATCAGAGATGACTGTTAGTTCACCACCAAGATTATTGACGCCAGCAATATTATTATTTGCTAGTGCATTATTCTTAGTTGTTGCTATCTTGATTTGGTTAGCAGCAAGTGATGCTGTTATAGCATAGTATGTCTTCTTGTGCTCTATACCATCAGGTAATGATCCAGTATCACTGAAGAACTTGATTGACTCACCTTGGAATAGATTATGATCTGCTTGTAGTGTTATAACATCACTTGTTATACTATTGATTCCAGCAGCTCTACCTACCTTGTGGACTTTACGACCAGAAGGTCCTACTCCACTAGGAACTGTCATCAATACATTTGCTGTTGATGTAATACCAGCAATGGTAAGGTTCAGTGTTTCACCAAGCCTGTTACCAACAGTAAATATTGAAGTTTTATCTGAAGGAACTGTGTCCTTGTTCTTATAACCTCTAATGTATAACTTATTACTTGGTGCTGCGACTGTGTCTTCTACATCTATCTTCAACCAGTTGAAGTTTACTTCGTTAGCATAGTTCTTCTGTGCTGGAAGTATGTTGACGAGATATCCCTTATCATCTTTATTGAACGCATCAAACTTGAATCCATCAGCACCTAACGCTTTCTCACCAAAGTTAGAGTTAGAGTTAGTGATAGATGAGTCACCACCTGACTCACAAATAAAGTGCTTACCACAACCTACAGCAAACGTAGATACTAACTGTAACACAGCATCATTAGATGCCTTGATGTGAAAACTCTCATGACTTGGTTTGTGTATTGCAAACGAGTCAGTGTGTAGTGTGGTGGAACTTCCTAATGTTGCTTGGTCTTTATAAGTTCCAGATACTGAGTCATACTTTACAAATGCATTATCATCCTTGTTTAGTGATACACCAGTGAACTGGGCAGCAACCATTGACTTGAATCCAGATGCTTTTGCACCATCAGCATGAAGTCCGTTCATACCAAACACTGATCTTACAGAACAGTTGAAGATATATGGAGATGATGATGCTACGGTATCACTCTCAATCGCAACAGTTGGAGCTAGACCTGACAGGTTGGGAGTTGCTGTAGATGCTGGTGCAGTTGTTACACTATAAGTAAACAACGTATCACTCAATACCTGAGTAACAATATGAACACCATCATACTCTGTACCGTTGACGTTACCTGATCCGGCTACGCCTCTTATTATAACTGGAGTACCCACGTTATAATCATGTGGCTCAGCAGTTTGAACCGACACAACTGTGGTAGCAGTGGATGATGATGGGTTTACACCTGAATATATGTCCTCAATCTCAATTGCACCTACCTGAGATAGTTCTCCAACGATTCTTGATTCGTCTGTTACCTTCTCAAAGTCTGTATTACTAGGATATGATGGGATAGCACGACCAGAACTGTTACCAAATGCCAGTGTCAACTTAGCATAGTACATGTCTAGGTCAGTTAGACCCTTACCACTTATCTCATTCTTACCATCAGCAAACTCAAATGCAGTTAGTTTATGGTGTGAGAAATTTGGTTGATATACTGATGTTGTATAATCTTTGAATATTCTATCTGCTGGATCTCCATCAAATATTGTGACTTCTCTGAAGTAACAACCACCAGTAACTCTGAAGATCGCACTATTTGCTATGTTGGTATTAGCTGGGTCTGGTACAAACTTAGGTCTTACCTTAGTTTTTCTGAGATCCATACCAACGATGGATGTACCACGTGGCATGATGACACCACCATGTGCAGAGTTGAATTGAAAGAGAACGTTCTGATCGCTCTGTACATCAAACTCTGTACCTATAGAGAATTCATTTATTGCCTGACTAGAACCATTGACATCAGTAACTGCTCCCGCAGTATTGATCTGATAGCCTGGTCTGTTGTCAATATAATGAATACCTGGTGCTACTACAATAGTAGTCTTATCAAACTTATCATTATCTTTACCTAACTGATATGAAAATCTAGCAGACTCAAGTAATGCCCTCTGGATAGTTTTAAAGGGTCTAGTTCTAGAATTACCTGTGTTGCTTATATCATCAGTCGCATCTAATTCCTCAGGATTAACGTATAAAACATTACCCTGTATATTTTTTAGAAAATTTTCAAGTCTACTTAACGGCATTACCTATAAATCCTGACACCAATTCCTTCAACCTATTTAGCAGCCATCGTCGTTGAACTTTGTGTGTATCAGTACAATATAGTCCTCATCGTCTACATCTTCGGGTTCTTCTTCCAAAAGACGTTGATCGTAGATTTTTAAGTTGGAGTCCATTACCGTAGTGGCAAACGTTGTAAGATAGGTGAAATATCTGATTCTACTCTCTGTACAATCTTCTCTAATATATCCACATCAATGTTCATGAATGGTGGTATAATACCCAACATTCTTAGTAAACCATCAACAAAAAGTGCGAGTGTAGTGAAACCTAGTATCATACTAATGATAGTGGCATCTCTGTTATGCTTACGCATTGACTCCTCGTCAATCCTCCTTGCTTCAGCAACTGCGTCGGCAATTAGTTGATCCACTTCTTGCTTTGTGTAATATTGTGTCTCAAGATTGAGTTTCACAAACACATCTGAAGTTGGAATCTGACTGACTAATTTTTGTATCATTTATCTGGTCTTTAGGATATGTATAACAATTCTATCTCCTCATCAATCTCAACTGCCTTTTTTGACATTTGATGTATTGTGCAGAAATGGTCAGCATCATCACAATCAATTGTTTGCACCTGACCATCACACCCATGGATCTTTACTGATGCCCTTGGGATGTTGATTTCGATTTTACTGACGTATTCTTCAATGTTCATGGGAGATTTGCAATTTTCCCTAATATAACGCAAAATACTCCCTATGTCAATCTTCTATGGTTTCTCCGTCTTTGACGTTTGCCATAGCGTTATACTGTCCTGAGATACCAGCACCTAGGTTGTTTTTGATTTGAACCTGTCTGCCATCATAAAGAATTGCTTCAATGTATAGTTCCTGCCATACTCCGTATGGAGTTATTTGAACTACCATTGACTCTGGTTTGATCTTGTTCGCCCATGCATCAGGAAGACATATGAGTCCATCGGGTGGAATCTTACCTTTGCATCTAATAGTGGCTTTGCTTGGTGAATACTCTTCTGCTGCCATTTGCTGAGATATTATTACTTCAGTATTTATACGTTACCTAGAATAGTTAGGATCGTCATACTTAGGATCTGGATAATCCTCCCAAGTTTCTCCTTGATACTCTACCACGAGTGGATTGACGTCTTTTCTCTCAGCATATACGTGGTAAAAACAATCAGTGACACCTTCAAGTGTTATCTTACTATCATCCCATTCCTTTACTATAATATCCTGTGTTGATCCAACTGGTTGTGTTTGAACCGTGATACTATCAATCACCACTAGGTCTTTCCAGTAGTCAGGTAACACAATCTCATTGTCCTGTGTTCTACCTCTGAAATATACACCAACCTCAGGTCCTTCAATACAAGCATATCTAAGTCTATGTCCTTCTCCCTTACTGGGATGTACCATATCAAATGGTTTAGGTAAACTGTCAGCAGTTTTGTGTCTTGATTCTAATCTACCTTTAGATAAACAATCAACCGCACCAGTGACATAAACATCACCATCTATTACTAATGCATTGACACCTTGAGCACCACCACCATTACCAACTATACTTACGTCACCCTCTACATCCAATGCTCTACCCTTCATCTTGGGCTCAAATTTTTGAAGACCTATATCTGTACCTATGTTAATATGTCCAAACGCTATATCACTATGCTCTCCTAGAAACACAGGTCCTACTGCTGAAAGAGTTCCTACGTATGGTTTATCACCATCAAGAGTCTCTACTGATTGATCAACATGTGGTTCAGGTCCTATTACGATTTTACCTGAGAAAATATCTGGTATATTCATTTTTGTATTTTACTAATGAATTCTTTGAGTGATGGTGGTATGATCTTAGAGTTAGATTCATGTACATGAACAAACCCTCCTTGCAATACATGTGCAGCATCTGATCTTGCTATAAGATTCTGTGTTGCAATGACTTGCACGTTACTACCATTCAATTTAGCAGTTTTCTTTGCTTCTGCAAAGAAATCCTGATTTGCATTTAGTTTTATATTACCTTCTTCAGCGTCAGTTGCTTCCATAACTATCTTCGCAGCGTTCACGTTGAACTCACCACCACATTCAATATTGAAGTCTCCGTCTACCTTTATACAAAGAGGTCCTGATCCTGACTGTATAATATTAGAACCAGGATTATCTACCTCTATACCTCTTTTGGATCTTATTTCCCAACCACCATCTCTGAATAAACGTAAGGTTGCATCCGATCCTGCCTTAAACTGGCAATCTGCTTTCCTCAGTACATCTTTATCTTCCCTACCGATCCTTAGAGAACCGTCATGAGGATGATTTATTATAATTGGTGGTACTTTATTCTCTGACATTATGCACCTCTAGGGCAATCTACTACAGTAAGGACGCTTGTGCTTGGTATGCTTGGTGATGCATATTCTTTGACTGGTACAAATTTTGTTCTAGGTCTTAGAACTGCACCATAACCAGTAGAACTGTTCACAGCAAGACCAGATAAACTACCACCCATTGGGCAAGATCCTTTTAGTCCTACTATTCTACCATTGATTACCTCTGGTGTCATCACACAACCATCTGATGTTGATACTGTGTCGGTTGGTTGGTATCCTGTACCTGTGCTGACAATATCTGCACCTTCAATTACACCAACTACTTCTTCTCCTGCACTACCAGATCCAAGATAACCATCACCTGTCTCTATCATGATGACCTCTACAACCTTTTCATCCTCTACAACTGCTATACCAGTAGCACCCCTACCATTCTCACAATTGTCTATAAAGGATACATATGGAGTTTCAGTATATCCAAATCCAAGATCTTTCATATCTACACCCACAACTTGTCCTATTTCATTGACAACTGCCTGACCAAATGCTCCGATACCACCTCCACCAAAGAACTGCACACTAGGTGGTCCGCATGTCTCAGGGTCATATGGATTACAAGGACCTGCTAATTTCTCTAACTCACTCATAGGTCCTGGATCTCCAGTCATACCAGGAAAAATATTGTCCATCATACCATCAATACCCTTACCAGTCTTATTCATAAGGTTTGTCATCCCAATCATCTTAGCAAAGTCCATATCTTTCTTGCCTGTCTGTCCTTTGTTCAACTCAACATCTAAGTCTAACTTACACTCAGAATCTTCACAAGCAAGAAGTTTCATAAGACCTTGAATAGCACCTATTGCTTTACTCAACATTCCTCCGAAATTGGGTAAAGAAATACTTGGTATAAGACCTTTGATACCAGCCATCAATGGAGCGATTGCTTTCTGTATATCATCTGTTATCTTACCTAAGATACCTGATAGGAAAGACTCAATAGCACATAAAGGAAAGTTCAACAACTTACCAATCAAACTCTTTATTGCTTTAGTAATAAGATTTTTCAATCCTTTCATTATATTTTGCAGTAAACAATAGATACCATCCTTTGCTTTTTCTATACCTATTTGTTTTGCTAAGAAGTTAGGGTCAAGAAAATCCATTGCACCACTTACCGCATCGTCAATCTCATTGAATAACTTAGTTCTAGTATTTGCTATGACATTAGATAGACTTCCTGCCATTTTCTTGGCAGCATAATCCACTAATTTGTCTACATTTACCACTGTATTCAATACTGGATCTATGTACCCTGCTTTAGTCTTCTCTAATTTCTGTAGAACCTTCATCAAATCACCAAGTGCTCCACCCATATTCTTCAATGCCTTGGATGGTGTGCTACACTCTGATGCTTTGGTTAGTTTTACTACTTTATTGTTCTCTATCTTACCAATAGTGTCAACCTTCTGACCATTGGATGCTAAAATCTGATCATTATTGTCAGGAATTGTGCCACCTTCAAATGAAACATCATCTCCACCAACCTTCGTAGTTACTCCCAAACCCCCTGTTATGAAGGGGTCAACTCTGATTGGGGAAAATCCTGATGTAGCAGCAATTTCTACCTCATTCCAGTCAATGAGGTTCTTCATATTCTTATGCTGTGCTAAAGAACCGAATATGACTGGTTGCTGTGCCTCTATACCATCAAGGAAGAATCCAAAAACTGTCTCGCCACCTTGGAGAAAATTACTGAAACCAGTGTGATTGATACCTGATCCAAACGTGGGTGGTAATAAGAAATGTGCCCACGGTAATTCATCATCCTTTATGTCATTAGTTGCTGGATGCTTCCCTATTATTCTTACTTTTGCCCTATATCCGTAATCGTTTGTTTCTTTATTTTCTTCATTTCTCCACGCAGAGTCTATTACTACTTGTCCAATGAACCAGTAGAACCCATCTTGTCCAAGATGGTGCGTTTTTATAGACTCTTGTTCAAGTACCATTAGTCGTCATATACTAGACACTCTGGTTCATCAGGGTGAACATCACAAAATACCTCTAGTACATTAGGGTCATGGTGATCTCCCGCTTCGATTTCATCTTTATGATGCTCGACATACTCCTCCAAGTCATGCAACTCATCTTCAATATGATGACGCATGGGTTCAGAAGTTTTAGGATCTTTTAGGATTTCCTTATCCTTTGCGATGTGGTCTTCAATGGATTTCATTATTCCTCGTATGGTAGATAGTGTTCTCTAACAAGTGTAAGTCCTGTAAAATCTCCTCTAGGATTACCAAACTCATGTGATAGTCTTGCGATAAGATATTTACCAGAACTTGGTGTGACGCCAGCAGTGGTGCCTTCGCCAGTATTTAGGTCGGGAAATTTGAAGTTTAGTGTCATACCAACTTCAAGGTTCAAGTTCATGGGAATAGTGACATCAAGCATTTGAGAGTATAGCAATTGATACTGTGCAGCAGCATGTGATTGTCTCCAAGTCACTTTCTCCGCAAGTTCTGCTAACTCATTGTCTTTTGCAGTCGTTGACCCAAGATCAAGAACACTTAGTATACGACGAGATGGAATTTCATCAGATGAACTAGCAACCTCACCGTCTGTTTCCGACTTATAGATGTAGGAATTTACATTCCTATCCATTATATTATACACCACATTATGGGATTGGTATTGACCCATCCTAAGTTTTTTGATGAGATCTTGACTTTCTCTAAATTTTGGTGTTGAAGCAAGTGTGAATGGATTAGTATTCATTGCATCTTTAGCTCCAACCTTTTCATAGACTGGGAAGACAGATTCTTCTTTCATCATATTCATTACAGACCTAAAATTATATCCAGTTTTTTGAGTCTCAAAGAACATATAACCACATAAACCTTTCTCAGGTGAGTCTGGTTCAGCCTTAGGTGTTACTGATTTTGTTGCTAGTCTATTGATAAGGTTGATAGGTCTTGTAAAATTTCCACAAAAATCATATGTATTTGAAGTTTCATCTACAACCTGTCTAGACTCAGGAGCACTTAATAATTGTGAAAGTATACTTCTAACTGTAGAATCTATCTTACCCGTGTACTTATGATATGCTCTTGTTGTATGATTACTCAGAGTTGTTGGAGTAATGCACGTCAAAGTGTACATTTGTCTCTTGTCTTCATGATTTCCATCAATATTGACTATGATTAGATTATTATTGTTTGCCTGACTAAATTCAAAAACTTGCTCGTCCTCTAAACTTGCATGTCTGAATGCCAATTCAACTGACATTCCAGTCCTTATAGGTAACTTATCTAAAAGACCATTAGTATCCACACAAGTTATCTTTACTATTAGAGTATTACCAAAACCCTCATAATACTTACAGAATAACATCTGTCCCATCAGAGATTTAGCTACATTAGTCTCCTCAGGCACACTAATATCTCCAGCCACATCAAACTTTATCAGTTTGTGACTTCTTGTCCATAAACCAGCAGATACTTCTTCTGACATTATACTGACATATACCCGTTTATCTCCATCATATTTATTGAGGAACCTCCACCAAACATTGCTATGGTGCTACTATTATCAATTGAGACATTAGTTGTTTGATTACCTTCTTGAAGTACATTGAAACTCGTATTTACTGGATTACTCTTTTCATAGAATCTCTTTATTCTCTTGAATTGTGGACTATTGAAATACTTTTGGAAGTCGAAATCACTTTCGAGGAACTTGAATTTCTTTTTAGGAGAGACCTTAGCCCCCTTAGGATAGGGGATTTGAAGATCTGTAGGACCTAAGTTGAAGAAGTCAATTATCTCAGTATCTACCTTGAACTTGGGGTCAGATGCTCTCCTTTCTAGGAAATTTCTATATGACTTATAAAGTGTCATCTCTGCATCAGTCATTGGATCACCAGTTACTATCTTTCTAAGCATATTACTTTGCATCAACTCAAATCTAGAAAACTCAATATCAGTTTTATTGATTATTTCCTCACCTTGTCTCATACTGTCTATTTCTTGTAATGAAATCTGTGTAATTTTATTCCTATACCTTTCAATTTGACTTGATATTCTTCTTTGAGATTTGAAGTAAGCATTAGTCAATTCTTTATTATTTTTGAACTTAGCTGCTTCTGTTGACATCTCTTTGGAGAACTTCATCAAATTTCTTATCGCTTTATCATATATGTCAACCTTATCTACTAAGAATTTCTTACTCCTAACCTGTCTTACTAATCTTCTATTGTCATCCAGTACCTTATTAGTCTTGAAGTTTATTCTACGAATTTGTCTTCTAACTTCTATGGTTCTAGTTACATTTTTGTTGATAAACTGAGGTTTGACAAAGAATGGTATATTATTTGGTTTTACAATGGTACCACTACTTGTATTTGGTATTGCAATTCTACTACTACCAAGATTTGGAAATGGATTGTTTATGCTACCAGGAGTAACATTGATCATTTTCTTTGGTATAAACCCCTTTCCGAATCCCTTTGCTTTACCTCTCAATAATATGAGCAGTGCAATATTGAGAGGATCTGTAAATGCATCTACATAATCTCTTCCAGTTTGTAATATACTTTCTTTTAGTATCTGTCCCCAAGGAATTCTTTTTAGGATATACAAATCCCTTTGAAGCGTCTCCTTAAAATTTCTTGGTTTTTGATTAGGGTCTGCTACGTCAAATTCAGTATCAGCACCTGTACCTGATCCAGGTGGTTTTGGTCTAGCAAACCTATTGATAAAATCACTTAAACCACCTCGTCTTGCTGGAATAGCAAAATCACTATCTCTTGTTCTTGTGCGATCAAAGTCATCCTGTCTAAGTTTCTCAAATTTATCAAGAACTACATCAAACTTGTCAAGTGCTGATCCAAAAAGTGTAGATCCTTTTTGCAAATCAACTTTCTTCAGTTCTAATTTCCTTCTAGTCTCCTCATTTGCACCTGTTATAGAATCAGCAATGTTACCACCTGACGTAGCACCAATAAAAGAACCTAAAATACCACCTAATGCACCACCAACAACCGTTCCAGCACCTGGTACAATAAAAGATCCTATGAGTGCACCTAACTTTGCACCCGCAGCTCCACCAGCAATTGCACCACCTGTTGTGGCAACAGCACCAGTCCCTGCCTGTACATTAGTTTGACCTGATGCCTTCCTATCTAAAAAGTCATATCCAGTAAATGCTACTGTCAGAAGTGAATTTAGCTTTGATCCATTTCTTAGGATATTTGTATTGACTCTTCCACCACTCGATATAGTTGGTTTAGTTCTGAATATGTTAAACCTTCTTGTACCACTCCCTGTGGTTGGAGTAGGTCTTCTAGGTCTAAACCTTCTTATAAGACCAATACCAGCACCACCACCAGCTAATGCACCTATAATATTAGATCCTGTTTGTCTTCTTTGCTGTTGCCTATCAGCCTTATCCTTGAATGCTTTGTTTAGTTCTTCTCTTTCTTTTTGAAGTCTAGATTTTATCTTTAAATTTCTAAGACTGAGTAGTGACTCTCTTTCACTACCTATTTGCATCAACTTGGTTGTTGCTGTAAAATTACTCATGAAGTAACTCCACCGAAGATTGCTGGTGAGTCATACTGAATAATGTTGTGGAAGTTGTCTATAGTAACACCATCATTTGAACTATAGTCTGTTGATACAGTTACACTAGCAGATGATGCGTTACCGTCTATCATCGCAACGTTATTATTAGTGTTTGGCATCACAAATGTATTAGAACTGATTTCATCATTACCAGTTCCAACTTCATCACTCCCTTCTGTAATCTCTTCAAAGAGAGGTGATATATCAAATAATTCATTCTCCGATGTATTTGGTCTTATGTTTGGCATATTATTTAAGAATCCACCTAATGTCTCCGCATTCATATTACTAAATGGTGTCAGATCCTTCGCAGATAATTTTTGACCTTCTGGTAATGACTTGTTTATTTCAAATAATGCTAATTCTCTTTGCAACTGTTCAGTGAATAGTATCTTATCAGCATCAAACTTGAGACCTTTTGCGTCAAACATCTCTTCTACAGCACCCAATGGATCTTCAATATTGAACAAACCGACTCCAGATTCTGCCTCTGGGTCTAAACCAGCTTGGTATTGATTGATTTCACTTAGAGTCATATCACTAACTGGAAGTGTCCTTCCACCTATTTGATCTAAACTTCCACCTGATTGCTCTTGAAGAAGATTTTGTAACTCCAACAATCTATCGTTCTTCATCAAATTAGGGAACAACCCTGAAGATGTTATTTTAGTACCATCAGCAGCACTTGTTGAAGTAGTACTACTAGGTACGATAGGACTTACTCGATCAACTCTATCTGATTGTAATCTGTCAATTAGGAATGAAAATCTTTCTAACTGTAGTTTGAACCTGTCTACATCTGGTTGGTTTATGGTTTGTTCTGTTACTAACTGCTTTCTTACGAGTTCTCCTCTTACCTTATCAGCATCACCGTCTCCTCCTTTACCAGCAAGTGCTCCCAATCCCATCAAACCAAGGAGTGGTAACAAGAGTCCTAATTTACCAGCACCAGCTCTAGGAGATAGACCAGCTCTCATTCCAGTTTGTGGTTTTACTCCTCCTCTCTTACCAAAACCTAATAGTTGTGATATTATAATCGCTGATCCTGTTATAACCTCAGGTAAGTATTGTGATAGTGCTGCTCCTGTGGCAAGAGTTAGATCTCTTGCACCAGCACCAAAATTACCTTGCTGAAAGTTACCCATCGCTGATGCTAAACTAACACCAGTTATAAGTGCTGCTACATTCATCAGACTTCCCTTCAGACTTTCTGTAGTCTTAAGTTCTTTCTTTAGTAACTTTACTTCTTCATTATAATATCTTTCTCTTGATCTTATATCTCTATTGAGTGATTTTCTTATAACTGACATACTTTCTTCCATTCTGTCCAAATTGGAGAACATGGAAGTTACCTTTGCTGATACTATGTGTGTATTAGTCTCCTGTTGTGCCTGTGCATCCAGCAGAAGATTTACCTTCTGAGAAACTTCTCCCGAAGAAGGCATCATTGATGATAATTTTGTAATATCAGCCATTAGCTTGCTGTACTTCTAATCGTTGTTTTTCTAATGCACTAGCTAGGTATTTTACATATACCTCTCGCTCCCATGGTATCATCGACTCTATATCACTCAAAGACCACTTATGGTGGTGAATCAAACTAAAATTCGTCTCTAGAAAATTATCTATTGACGTGTGATATAGCATTATCCGAAAAAATTTGCCAAACCCTCAATTTCAACTTTAGTAGCAACCTGTGTATTAGGATTGATGACCTCTCCTTCATACTTCAATTTTGGCATAGTAGCAAAGAACTGTTCAATTTTTTTGAACTGAGCACTGCTAAGTTGCTCAATGAAATTGACAATCTCCTTTAGTGTGCAATCATCCTGTGTCCATGCTTCTTCTTCTGTATAAACAGTGTCAACACATTTTGCTACAGACTCGAATGCTGCATCAACTCCATCGTCATCAGCTTTGTCAGTGACTGTAAAGTTAGTTCTTAGGAATTCATCCATAGATGGATATTTCATAAGAATACTAATCCCACCACCAATATCAATTTTCTTATCATGTCCTTCTGGTACATCTAATCCGATGTCAGATAGTCCAATAGTAAGTGGAACTTGTGTATCTGGTTCATCATTACAGTTGACAAGTAATTCTACAGTCTCACCTACAGATTTACCTCTTATATTGAGAAAAAGGTATTCTAAATCAAATGATGGAAGTTCATCCACTTTGATTCTAGACTGTACACAAGATTTTATGACATTTTTCACTGTGCCGATAATGTCTTTTTGTTTACCACTCTCAAGAGCGATAAGTAGTGCTTTTTCCTCTTTTACAAGAAAGGGTCTGTATTTTACTGGTTTACCAGTCGATAGTAGCGTCAACTCAAATGTAGGTGCTACAACTTTAGGTAATGGCATAATCTTTCAATTCAATCGTTTTATTTAGTATAGCACTAATCAGGTTATTTTAATCCTTCATTATAAATTTTAAGTTGCTCAGAAGCAGAGGGTTGACCATCAGGACCCCATTCATGCTCTTCTGCCTCAATGAAGTAATCATCATATTCTTTACCAGTTCCAATGTTACTAGACACAGGTTGTCTTATTGTTTTATCTATTATAGGATCTCTAGTCTTAAATTTGTCACTTGTAAGGAAACCGTTACCATTTGATGCAGTTCTGTCAATATAAAAGTACTCATATTTGAACGAGACTGTTGTTTTTATGAGTTCAGACTTACCATATGCTAATGGAGAAGCAATAATATTGACTGGGAAGGCATTTTGAAGATAGTAAGTAATACTATTGGATCTGTTGAATGCAACATCAAAATTATCAGATTTATCTAGTCTCTTACCCTTATCATGCACCTCCTTACTAAATGCTGTAATTTCTATAGGGCATTTGTAAGTTCTTGGATATTGCAACCTTCTAAATGATGGAACATCATTGATACGGTCTGTGGTATTGAATCCATGTCCACCTCTGGATAAGTGAGTAGGTGATATAAACTCTAACCAAGCATTGAAGATATCATTGGTATAATAGTCTCTTTGACTATACCATGTAAGGTTTATATCAGGATATCTCCTAAATGTAGCATAATTCTGCGAAACACCTTGTCTCAACCCATCTACCTGAGATGTTTGAATCTGTGAACCAGGTAATAATGCTTCTGAGCAGAATAATGATAGAAATTGACCTGGTGATGCTTGTTTATCGTATAAAGTGCTTTGAGAAAGATAACTTGCTAGACTTTGAGAATTTTCAAAATTTATTGATACATCATATATGTTATTGAAGGCTGGTGCAATACCACCATTTGCTACTCTTGATCTATATAATTCTTCCGTTGGCATGCGGTGCCTATCATTTCTATAGACACTTGGTACTCTAGCCATCTAAATATAGCGTGAACGTGTATACTATGTATGTCATATCAGGGGAAGTTTCGTCCCAGAAACTCAAAAAAGTATAAGGGCAACCCCCAAAATATCATTTATAGATCGCTTTGGGAAAGAAAGTTCATGGTATATTGTGATGAGAAACCTCAAATTCTCACATGGGCATCAGAAGAGTTCTTCATACCATACTATGACCCAACTACCAAAAAAGTGAAGAGATACTTTCCTGACTTCTATATCAAGTACAAGAATATACATGGTAAGGTGGTGGAAAAGGTAATAGAAATCAAACCATTGAAGCAATGTAATCCACCCACTCAGAAGAAAAAAACAAAGAAATATATGTATGAAGCACTAGAATATGCAAAAAATCAAGCAAAATGGAAGGCAGCAAAAGATTTCTGTGCTGACCGTAAGTGGGAATTTCAAGTAATGACGGAGAAGGAACTTGGCATATAGCGACGAATTCCCAGACTCAACTTATAGTGGGAGTCCTAAACCTGGCACCCTTTCTATTTTTAGATATGGTGCAAAATATAAGAAAACACTACCATATTGGGATAGAAACCCACTATGCTACATTTTTGGAGCATCTGGTGGTGCATTCTATGGTCTAAACTTACACTACAACCCCCCTACTAACAGGAGAGCAATTCTGAGTTATATTGATAATGGTGGAGATCCGACAAAGGTTCGTGGGTACCATAAATACCTAAAGTCTTATATGGATACCCCTTTCATTGTACTTGCTATGAGTGACTGGGACAAAGCATTATCCTATGGTATGGAAGAATTCCGTAGAGTTATAGGTTCTGTAGAGTTGGGTGTCGACGCAGCGACAGTACAAAAAGGTGGTTTTTACAAGTAATGTCATTATCAGAAGAACAAAAAGAAGCTCAAAGGTACGCAATGGAACATTGTGTATTTGAAGGTGGATCTCTTATGGGAGGGGATTTAGGAAATACCTACTCATGTGAGATGGGTATAAATGGTGATATTGGTACAGATGCAGTAAATGAAGATGGATATCATAGAATTGAAGTAGATATAACAAATGTTGATGGAAGTGCTGGAACAGAAGAGGTATATGTAAAACCAATATTATCAACAGATGTTAGTCCGGAAAAAAATAATTTTGGGTCAGTTATAAGAATCGAAACTTTAAGTGGTGAAGTAATAGATTTAGACTCAGAATTGGGTAAAAATTTAGTGAAATCTGATAATTTTAGTGAGTTATATACTAGAACATTAGCACAATTGAAGTATGTGTCAGAGACTTCTGGAGTACAAAACTTCGTCCTATCAAAAGATCAATGGGAAGCAGCAAATGAAGCAATTGCAAGAAATGATGACGGTGATCTAAAAGACTTATGGGATAAAATAAACACAGATGAACATGTAAGGAACTCAAGTTTTCCTTGGTTATTCAAATATAAAGACTTGAATACTAATGAGTATAGTGAGGATCAAACTGGTGTTAGAATATCAACTTCAGAAGGGGAAAAAACCGTCTTAAATAATAGAGAAGAAGAAGAACAAACAACAGAGGATTTGGATACAAACAATGGATTAGGAGAAATATTCAAATTATTCCCTGTTCTAAAATATCCTGCTGATGCTGCATATGGGGCTGGTGGTCAAGATTATATCAGATTTGAGACTTTTAAGTATAAACCACCCAATGTAGGTTCTTTTGATAAAAGAAGAAGACAAGCGGATACAGAACCAGCAATAGTAGATTTTATAGCGGGTAGAGGTCCAGCTAGATCTACAAATCTTGGAGATTATGGTAATACAATAAAATTACCTATTCCAAATGACCTAAGAGTAAGTAATGGTGTTGAATGGGGTGGTGGTAAAGCAAATGCAATGGAGTTGGCAGCATTTCAAGGTGCTACAAACAGAATTGGTGATATTGAAAATGGAGGTTTCGGACAGTTATTCAAGGGTTTGAATAATATTGGTAAATTAATAGATGAACTTAAACAGTTAGATAATGATGACCTAGGTAGTGGAACAGCAACGACAGCATTCCTTGCAAAGATGATGTTATCTTCTCTCAATATAAATGTAGACACTAATCAATTTGTTGCACGTTCTTTGGGAATATCAATAAACCCAAATCTAGAATTATTATTCTCAAGTCCAAAGTTGAGAAATTTCACATTTAGATTTGATTTTGCACCAAATGATGAGGAAGACGCTAAAGTGTCTAGACATATAATGAGAGTGTTTAGACAAGGCATGCAACCCACTGGGTATGCTGGTAGGCAGGCTGGTCAACGTATAGGAACCGCAAATATCTTTATTGGTGCACCTAGAGTGTTTAGAATAGGTTACTTCAATGGATCTAGTAGAATTAGAGGTTTACCTATACATAAAATATGTGCTTTGACACAAGTATCAACAAACTTTACACCTGAAAATGTTTACCAGTCTTATGCAGATAGTAGAGCAGTGTCTAACCCTGTTAGATCAACCATGGAGTTAGCATTTACTGAGTTGACTCCAATATTTGCCGAGGATTACTTAGATCCAGATGGAGATGGTGGAACAAAAGAACAGAAAAATAATGCAAGTATAGCAGACTTGATTAGAGCAGAAGGTGAAGGAGGAATCCTTCAAGGTGATAATAAAATCAATGTGGAGGATATTGGATTCTAATGGGTTATTTTACAAACTTTCCGAAAGTATCACTACCATCCTTTGCGGATAATAGGAGTTCATCTCTTGATTTTGTCAATTCGACAAATTTATTCAAAAGAGGAAAAATAAGAGAAGAAATTATAGGTAGTATAGCTGCATTTGAAAGATATTCTATAAATGGTGATGACAGACCTGATAATGTGGCATTTAGAGTATATGGAGATTCTTCATTAGATTGGGTAATTCTAATAAGCAACAATATACTAAATGTGAGAGATGAGTGGCCAATGAATCAATATGACTTCAAAAGATATATTGATAATAAGTACTCAACATCACTTCTTACACAAATTCACCATTATGAGTCAAAAGAAGTAAGAAACTCAAAAGGACTTCTTTTACAACAGTCTGGAATATGGGTTGATGCAGATCACTCCTTCTCTTGGTCTGAGAATGGTAAGAAGTACACTCAAACTGGAACCACGTCAGTATCAAATTTACAGTTTGAAGAAGATAGAAATAATAAGAAAAGATCAATCAATGTAGTAAGATCTAACTATCTTGAAGTTATAAAAGAAGATATGAGAGAATTACTCACATATACTGATAGTAGTCAATATGTCAATAGAAAACTGAAAAAAGGATCTAATCTAAGAATTTTGTCTCCTCGCTAAATGGTGAGGATTGTTCTCACTATGAGGAACATCCCAAACTAGGGTATATCTGTCAACATCACTTACATTGACAGCACCATGTGGTATCTTGTTGTTGAACCAAAAGAAAGTGCCAGGTGCAACATAGAATTCCTGATTACCGACTTGATATAAGTATACTCCTTGTAACGATAAGTGATATCTATCTTTGTTTTGGTAATATAACCCCTTATCAATATGCCTTAGGACTTTATCGCCTGGTTTGAGCCGAAAGAATCCTGCTCTACCTGTTTCCTTTATATTATGTCTTTCCCAAAATTTGTGCACATTTTTGTACTTATCGTATAATGGTGTTTTTCTTTGTCCCATCGCATCATGCGGATCTTCGCCTTTTTCGACTTTTGCCCAAACTAACGGTAAAAACCCATATGGGCTCTTATCGCCACCTACACCTCTTTGCTTAGATACCCAATCCCAGTCATCTAAGTCCATTTCGTCTAAAAACGGTTTTACGTCAATATTCTCTTCTATGATAATAATGTTTTCCATGAAAAAACCTTAAGGGTCATTTTTTGGTCGGAGTTTTTTTTGCCCTTTTTTGAAAACAAAAAGTCGTTTTTGGTACAGCTTAGGCATGAATAAGTATGTGGAAAGCAATAGATACTCGTGACTTCTCTGACCTATTGACATCAACATAGTGAATCAAATTGCTGTTGAAATAAACTCCTTTGTTTGCTTTAGGTTTTATAACACATGCATTATGATCTGATTTAGGTACAACTGCTGTATTCAAGTACCTATTAGTAAATGGACTCATGATAATAAGATCACCACATCTTGGTGGTGCTTTCAACCAGTATGCTCCACTGATCTGTCCATAAGTATGATGATGCATCATATTAGATGCACCTTTACCGTTTATGTTAGCAAAAAGATGGACACATTCCAGACCTCTTGGTCTTACTATGTCATATGACTGTAGATATTCATAGCAATTATTTACTATCATCTCTTTCAAAGGATTGAACTGTGGCATCTTATCGAGTCCAGTTTTCTGCCAACCATCTACGTTAGAGTATCCATCTGACTTAGGATCTTTTTCATGTAGTTCCATTACATGCCTAAGAGAAAGGTCTAGGACGGTAAGACTACCATCCCAGACCCCTACATGTTCATTGAAGGATAAGATATCCACTTACTCTTCTGCTAGTTTCTGAAAGTAACTTAGTGCATCATCATCTTCATTGACTGATGCTGGTGCAGATGCAACAACAGGTTCTGGTGTTGCAGTTACGATCTCTTCCTCTTCATTAGCAACTTCTGGTGCTACAGGTGTTCTCTTGTTGTTTAGAACTGCATTCAATCTGGTTTCTAAATCTTGATATGATTTGAACTCAGATGGATTTGTAAATTCTTTGAGAGAATACTGCTTCTTCCATAGTGCTTCAAGTGCATCATCATCGTCAAGTAATGCAGAAGATGCAGCGAACTCAGAACTATCATAGTTTCTGTATCCTGCTACGTTCTTTGCTTTCAACTTGAAGTTAGCACCCTGCCAGAAATCGAATGGATCGATTGCTTCCTCGTCCTCAAACTCAGGTTGCATTGCTGCTGTAATTTTGTCAAAGATTTTCTTACCAAATTTATATAAGAATGTTTGACCTTCATTCTGAGGATTGGTCGGATCTTTTACAACATAGATGTTTGCAATGTAAGTAAGTTTTCTCTTCTGCTTACGTGCAAGGTCTTTGTCTGCATCTATGCCACTGTTCCATAGTAGTCTGTTGTACTCTGACACAGGATCTTTTTGACCAAGTGTAGTTAGACTATTCTCTATGTACCAACCACCAGGTCCTTGGAAAGCATGTGACCATACCTTTGCCCATGGTAGTTCTTCTCCGTCAGGTGCAGGGAGGAATCTGATTACAGCATAACCGTTTCCTGCTTTGTCTACTTCTAATTTCCATAGACGGTCATCAACATTAGATGAACCAGTCGTATTCATTTTCTCTATCTCCTTGGTCAACTTAGAAGTAAGATTTCCCAAGCGAGATTGTTTTTTTAGATTTGCAAATGTCATAAGTTTGACTCGTAGTATTCGTCGTATTGAATGGATTGGTGGATTAACACCTTGCATACGCAAGTTTAGTATAGTATACTATTTAGGTGTCGTCAAGTACTAATCTTTATCTAATTTTTGGAAGAATTCTTTCAGTGTAGTCTGGTGACCTGACTCTCTACTAGGTGGTTCTTTGATGCCCATAATTTTTTTGTAATCAATATACATTGCTTGAAGTAACCAACTCTGAGATAGACTATGAGGTCCTTCCTCAAGTAATTCTACTTGACGTTTGTTGAGTCCTGCCTTACGTGCTAGGTACTCTTTTCTCCATGCATGGGGGTTTTCGTTCATGTTTCTGGTGGTTGGAAATGATGAGCATACTGATCATCAATGTCTGCTAACTCATGTTTAGTTTTATATGCCCACTCTGTAGTGTGTCCGACACTCCACTTCTCTGTGTTCTCTACCTGATAGTTTTGAGAGCACACCTCAAAGTCTGGTGTCTGCTTGTCCTCTGGTATCAAACTCATGTCTCTCCACTGTATTCTATTGTTAGGTTGAGCAGCAAACTGACCGTTATCTAATGCAATAATATTGAATGATTTATGTTCTGGATCATCTTGACTGTAGTTTGTGTTCAGAGTTGATGACTGAGCATGACAATTATCAATCGTAAAACAATACTGTCCATCATGCATCTGTCTGTCCTTACCAAAGAAGGAACAGCGATTGAGTAAGGGTTTCTCTATCACAGTCACATCATAGTCAAAGCAATCCCACAACTGTAATGTATCAAGTGGTAGTAACTCATCAGGATTGTAGTCTTTCTTCCATACGAATGCACTGATCGGTAACTTGTCAAACAATGCACCATAGTCTGTCAATAGTGTCTCAAAGTACAATGCTTTGTGCTGCACACTCTTGACTGAGATCCATGTGCCAGGTGTTATCTCACCGTGACCTTTCTGATGGTCGTATAAGAATTCTTTTCTCACATACACCGAGTATGGTGGTAAATTATGAATCAAAAATGACATTATCTTTTTAGTTGTGATTGCATCTTATCTAATGTATCTTTCATGTTCTTGAATATAGTAGTCATGTCTGTGGTTCCAAACCCTAACATTTTAGTCTGCTCTTTCAATTTATTTTTCATCTTCACTGCATCTGGATCTTCAGACAAACACATCCTAGTCCACATGATCTGTTGCTTCTCTAATAGTTCTTTCAATGTCTCTATGTGTTCCCACTTTGCATCGGGACTCATGTATGGAAACTTTAGTATGACTGAGTAGAGATCTTTCTGTAGGTCGTAGATGTATTTCATCTCTTCCTTCACTGTCTCCGACTCAAAAAAATCTGCCATCTTTGATTTACTTCTTCCAATATTTTATATAGTTTTCACCCGCATGTCAATAGCCAACTTCTATATTTTGTGCGATCTATCTTCATGAATGGTAAGTACTTTCTGATCTTCATACCAACTGATCTCCAAACAGGGTCGTCTAGTTTCTTATCAAACTCATCACAGAAGTTGAACAGTCTTTCGTAGATACACATGTTCTCTACACTAAACCTACCAGCAAGATGTTCTTTTAGTAATGGTGGATGACCCTCTGAGGTGTCAAATAAATCGTCAATCTTATATGTCTCAAGTAATGTATTAGTCTGAGACTTGAAGTCATAGAACAAACTCTCTGATCTCCTCATCCAATCTTTATATACTACCTCTCCTGATCTGATTATATTTCCTATCCACACACCCTCAGGGTTATCTGTCGCTACAAAGTTAGCAAGGAAGAAATTATGTATCTCATTGTCCTTATACTTCCTTGATGTTTTCTCAAAGAAATATCGATCCTTCCTCTTGTAGAATGATTCTATCTTTGCTTTCGATCTACCACCATACTTATGGTAGTCATACTTCTCTCTCGTAAAGTGGTTCTTGAATGCAAGATACTGTTTATAAGTATCAAACGGTGTCATAGGTCTCTTCAGCATACATCGGTACGTTTTTCTTCATTGTAGCATCTAATTGCTGCGTTGCAGTAAACCAAACTGGATTACGTGGACACATCGTACAAATGTCATGAGGTTTCAACACCTCATCAAATGATTTCCTTATGTTTTCTTCGGTATCATTTATGCTTGTGGGTTTATAGTCAAGGTACTTCTTCCATGCTGGATCATCTACCTGATCTGTAGCATGCAAAGACTCTCTGAGATATGATATCATAGGGCACTTCCATAGATGTCCATTGTATAACTGACTGTTAGGGCAAGAGCAATGCTTGAAACTCTCTTCAGGATCACCCTCCTCGAAAGGATAGTACTTTATACTATCATCATTCATCTCATACTTGACAATGTCAAACCACTGTCTTGGTTTACCATCAAGTAATCTAAATGCTTCACTAAACTCTAGCAAGTTCTCTGTGTCCACACCTCTGGACTTGAGATACCTCACAAACTTTGCTGCGTTCTCCCAGTTGACAGATCCTTGTGGTGTGTACCATGGTTTGTGGAAGGTAAGTCTAAACACTACACCTTTCAACATCTCATCAGCAATCCATTCTTGTTCCTGTATTAGTCTAGATCCATTGCTGAATAGTTTTATATTACATTTCTGTCCTGTTGCTTCTGCCACTTCTCTTGTGACTGTGACAACTTCTTTAGTCCTTGGTTCTAGTAATGGTTCACCACCTATGATACTGATGTGACTCCACACATGTATCTTTGGTAGTATGTTCTTTATATCTTCTTTTAGTGCATCAATATCTACCCTACTGTTCACACCCAACAGACTACTGTTATGATTACATGCTCTGCATGCTAGGTTGCACCCATTGATAACATGTATGCTGAGTAACCTAGTGGTAGGTCTCTCCTTTTCTAGTTCTACAATCTCTTCTGGAGTGCACTGTCTGAAATTACTTATCCAAAAACCACGTTGTTCTCTCACGTAGTCGACACTAACCGCTACCTCTCTGAGTCTTTCCTCAGGTAATTGGTTGTGGATCTTTCCAAATGTCCACTCCTTGATCTTCATTAGATGCTAAAGAATTTTGCCTTAGATGTTCTCTTTAGATAATTTAGGTCAGTAGCATTGCCTTTGAGTTTTTCTTTCAAAGGTTTGGTGATGAGTTTAGAAACAGATTCTACCTCGATGTTATTCACATCACAGTAGTGACAGATTGCCTCGATGTAGTTCATCTCGTTGTTGTTACTAACAAGATTCTCAATGTCATTAGTAAACTTGTCCTGACAGAGCAATCTGTTCTTCAGGATCTCACGCATCTTTGTTTTGGCACTCATTGATTTTTTCTTCGACAAATTTTTGAATGTAAAGGACTAATTTTTTCATATACTTTATCTTATCATACTCCTCGTACACTGTCACCTCTCCGTTCTCACATGTCATAATAATAACAAGTTTCTTGACAGGTATTCCTGTACGTTCAAAGAACATACAAGCATACGCTGCTGCCTGTACAAAATAGTTCTCTATCCAATCCCTAGGTTTGGGTTTCTCTGCTGTCTTGAAATCAATTATTGATAACTCTCCATTATATTCTGCGATGCAGTCGACTGTACCGGCAACACCTAACTCTTCACTGAATAAACTTTTCTCAAGAGCGTATATATTATTTATATTTTTTAGGGTCTCCTTCGCTTGAAGGAACAACATCTTAGGACTAGGTTTATCAAACTCTACCTCCTTGTTGAGTAGATGATTCTCTATCAACTCATGTGTAGCAGTACCTCTGGAGGTTGCACGTTTAGTAATTCTATTTGCTTCTGCTTCACCTATCCTCTTCCTCCAGTCAACAAAGATTTGTTTATTCCAGTGTGAGGTAACTGAAGTGATTGAGACCATGGGTCTACCATTGACAGTGTAATACCTAGCACCATCTATATTCTGCCTCTTTAGTTTAGGCAGTTCGCATTCAACATGAGTGAACATTACAAACCTAAGGTGTGTTTACTGGTGATATAACTCCTGACTAATCCAGACCTTACTATATCATCAACACCAAACTCAACCAAAGCAAACTCAGGCATCATAGTGATGATCTTTTGAAAGTCTAAGATACCATTCTTCTCATTGGTTCTAATGAGATCGGTTTGTGCTACGTCACCGCAGAACATAATCTTAGTGTCTTCACCTACTCTTGTTATTATACTATCTAACTCGTGAAAATTCAAGTTCTGTGACTCATCTACTATAACAATAGATGCATCAAGTGTTGTTCCTCTGATGAAAGATGTAGACCAGAAGGTCACACTCTCCTGTGCTTTGAGATTACCCCACAACATTTCAAATTCATTGTCCGTTGCCAACTCAAACATATACTTGACCATATTCTTGTATGGTATCTGGTATAGTGCTGACTTGTCCTCGTGATCACCAGGTAAGAAACCTATCTCTCTGGTTGACACAAGTGATCGTACCAAGACTACCTTATTGTATGGTGTCAAAGGATCTAGCACCTGTTTCAGTGCCATGTAGAGAGTGATGAATGTCTTACCTGTTCCTGCTGCACCATAAAGGAATAGGTTCTTGCCCTCATTGTAGTGAGCAAATGCAGTAGTCTGATTAGGTGTGATAGGTTCGATAGGAACCATCATGTCAGAGTTATATGGTTTCTTCCTACGTAATTGCTTTGCTGTCATGCCAGCACCTACACTGACTGACATTTTCTTTTTGCGTGGCATTAGAAGTGTACTGTCTTTTGTGGTTTTACTTTTGATCCTGGTACTTGTGCTACCTTTGATAGCACCTCGTTCCATCCACCATCTGTTCTACTGTAAGCATCTCCTGTGCCACTGACGGTACCTGCTGCACCCTGTGACCAATCTTTATCCCAATCAGGGTTGTCCTTTCTCCACTGATCATACTCTTTCATAGACATGATGATCTCTTTAGTCTCACCTGTCTTCAAATTCTTTATTGGGTATGTTGGCATGTGTTTTTGTAAGTGATTTATTTATAGGTATTAATTACCTTCCTCTGTGTCTTCTCTTGTTGAGCAGCACTAAAGTGAAGAGGTTTTGCTGTACACATTCTGCATACATTATCAGGTAGTATAGATCCCTCACAAAACTTTGTCAACTCATCATCAGCACAGTCAACAGAGACACCATCAACATAATATTCCTGCCACTCTGGATCATCACGTTGACCTGTTACGTCCAACATCTCCCTGAGAAATGCAGTGTTCGGACATTTCCACAACTTACCATTATATAATTGTGAGTTAGGACATGAACAATATTTGAAACTCTTATCAGGTTTCTCATGGTTGTATGGATATACTTTATCTCCTCTCTTCTTTATACTATAGAACCACCTGTCCTTATTAGTATGATGTTCTGTTGCTCTAATCTTCCACGTCTGATTGGGAGCAGGACCTATGAACAATTCATGATCTGTCTTAGCAACAAAGTCTCTTACTGTTTTTATTATCTTGGCACCACGTTCTGTAGTCTCTGGTAAATGAAAACTAAATCTCAGATATACTTTAGGGTGGTCAAGGTATTTGTATATCCAATCATTACTTTCTAATAGTTCACCATTAGTATAAAGATACACATCATTACTAGCATGCTCTAGACATGTAGTAAATATCTCCTCGCATCTAGGATTCAAGAGTGGTTCACCACCTATCACTGATACTCTATTGATATCTACTCTTGGTAAGATAGTCTTTATATCATACAGAAGTTTATCTGTATCTAACTTACTGCCTGGTGCAAAGTAATTACTAAAATGATTGCAACCTTTACATGATAGGTTGCAACCAATGGCAGAACTAACGTCAAGTATGTTGAGTCTAGGTTTCATTATATGCTAGGTATGCTGCACCCATTGCAGTGCCACCATCATGAGCAACAGGTTCGACATAGAAATTTATATGAGGGTACATCTTTTGTATCTTATAGTTAGCAACACAGTTCAAGAAGCAACCACCTGACAAACATACATCTCCTGTTGTCATTTCTATTAGTTCTCTGTATCTTCTCTCCCATCTCTTTTGTATGGTAGAAGCAGGGTCATGATTGTATGCACTCAGACCCATGACCTTCCCTGCATCTCTGTAGTCCCATTCATATGTCTTAGCAGTCTCTTCAAATAATCTACCAATACCTACGAACTCAGGTGAGAAGTATCTCTTGTGTGTCTCTACGAATGTGGGTGCTACGAAAATAGATTCTATCTCTAGTCCTTCGCTTGTCTTAGAACCATTAGAGTCTACAACCACACAAGATGCTTCAGTAAACCCAGAGTTATAGAAAGCACATGCAGCATGAGTTAGATGATGCATAGATCTATAGTCATACAGTCTAGCGTTAGGATATTTCTTTTTTATATTTGATATGTCTTTTATATTATCTAATCTCTTATCACCTTGAGTCCAGAATGAGTCAGTCAAGGCTACGTGTTCAATTCCTTCTGGTAGATATGGTAACAAGGAACTGACCTTATGATCCCACTTGTTCCTTGTTACTCTTTCTGACTCCAGATATAATTTTGGTTTACCATACTCCAATAAACATACCGACCCGTTGTTTGATAGGTTGAACCCTACAACCCATTTTTTTGCCGGAGTTTTTTTTCCAGTTTCTGGTAAACTAAAAGTCATTTTTGCCTGAGCTTATGCACCTCAGGGAAGTAAAGATAATCTATTGCACTATCCTCAAAGGTTTTGATTGCATCCTCAGGTGTCTCCACTAGAGGTTCTCCTGCCATGTTGAATGATGTGTTGAATAGCATAGGCACATCAGTAATCTGATAGAAAGCATCAATCAATTGATAGTAATTTAGATTGTCTTTCATGTCAACAGTTTGTACTCTACAAGTCTTGTCTATGTGTAGTACCGCAGGGATTTTATCATGTGTATGTGGTAAAGCATCCACAGCATACATCATGTACGGAGACTCTACAAGTCCTGCCATGTCAAACCACTTGTGTGCATGAGGTAGTAGTACACTGCCAGCGAATGGTCTGAAGGACTCTCTTCTTTTGATTAAATTAATCTTGTCTTTACCTTCAGGGTCTCTTGGATCATACAAGATAGATCTATTACCTAGTGCTCTAGGTCCTGCTTCTGACCGTCCTTGAAAGATGGCAACGCTATTTCTATCCGCCAAAAGTTCTGCTACTTGGTGGGAAGTAACGGTGTCACCTTCTATATCTTGAAGGTCGTAAATAGGTCCTAAGTAAAGTGTTTCAATCATCGTGGTCGTCCCAAGGGTCTGCTAGTTCTTTGTTATCAAAGAAGGATTTATACAGACCGTACCCTGAGAGGAGTACTAATATTACAAGGACTGAGATGCCAAAAGTAATGTTTGGATTCAATGTCAAGTGAGGAATCAATGGTTCCTTACAGTTCAATTCCCATGTACCAGGTAAAAAATACACTGGTGGGCAAGATAAAAATGTCATACTATCCAATTTGGTTTTCTGGATGGGTCACGTAGATAATTAGATGCAACCCAAGGTTTGCTGCTAATGTAATTCTTGTAAGCAGTAAAAGTGTCAATGCTTGTGTCATGTTTAAACTCATCGGGCATTGCACGGGTAAAGGACGTGGGTGGTGGGCAGTCGTCAAAGATAATATCAGCACACTCTATTGTGTACTGACAACTATGAGTCTTGTTGTATCTATGTGTGTATTCTGCACACAATGCTAGACCATGTTCAATCAACCATCTGTAGTTAGTCTGTGCCCAGATAGTACATGGATGATTACGGAAAGCACCCTTGTCTGTTTTGTATGGTGAACCATCTACCTTAGGTAGTATGCCAAATCCATGACCCCACTTGTCTGACGCTACGATAGAGAGCATTTGACATGTCTCTAGTGGCATCTTGACTATGTGTTTGTCGGGTAAAACTTGAGCAGACTTGACAGGTGATGGATCAGTTACAAAAATGTTCATAATATGCAAGTAACGCTGAACCTATTGCTAGACCACCATCATAAGAAAGTGGGTCAGCATATAGATTTACATCTACATTCTTTATGATAGCGTAGTTTGCTACACAATTCAAGAAAAAACCACCAGTTACACACACATTCTTATTATTTGTTAGGTTTATTGCCATCGCTACCATGTATATTGCATGTCTTTCTGCTGATTTCTGTAGATTATATGCTAGGTCTATTGGTTCTTGGTTACCATAGTATCCTGTGCTATCCTCCTTGGCATATAATTCTTTGCTACAAAAACTATGACCATACTCCTCTTTGAATAGATCAACACGTTTAGATCCATATCCTGTACGTTCCAATCCATATGCTGACAGTCCCATCGTCTTCCCTGCATCTAACTCATCAAACCCACACTCTCTTGAGACCCTTCTGTATGCCTGTCCAACGCTAGTCCTATCACTATAGAGTATGAATCCATCAGTATTCTCACTGTGACAGTCCTCACCCTCCCAGAACAGTAACTCTGTGTTCATTGATTCCCAATATGGTTTCTCTATCTTTCTACATTCTTCTTCACTCCAGAACGTAGAGTAATGTTTGAAGACAGGATTCTCATTGTCAAATATACTTTCTATCTCACAGAATCTACGTTCATTATGATCATGAACTGATCCCTTACCATCCATTACTAAGACAGCACAGTCATCAAATGGTGATCCGTAACGTGCGTTAGCAGCATGACACTCATGATGTCTCTGTCTGTAATCTAGTATCGGTATCTTCTTATCTCTTATGACTTTACAAACTGCTTCCTTCTCCTTAGTTCTCTGTAAAAACTTCTTAGGATAATACTTTGTATAACAATCACATATAGCAACAGCATCTACTCCATCAAGGTATTTCTCTACCAAAAATTTTGCACCACGATCCCTCTTGATTCTACTGAGTCTTTCTTCTTCAAGATAAAACTCAACCTCACCGTCATTTATGATAGCAAGAGAACCATTCTTGGATAAATTTATTCCTGCAATCCGTGTTCCCATCCTAGTGCCTCTGCAACGGCAGGGAATTGTCCTGCAAAAATACAGGCACAGTTCCTAGCGATCTCCATGTGTTCCTTTTGAGTACCGTGTGCAGATCTTAAATTTATGTAGTGTATCCAAGACCGACATGACCCTGTCATGTAAAGTTTTGTAGGTGTTGCTAGTGGTAAGACAAACCTTGCACACTCCTTCGCAACACCCTCCTCTAGCATCTGATGATACAATGCCTCTGCTGAACTGAACAAAGTTTTTATCTGCAATTCTAACTTCTGTTTTACAAACTCATCCAAGTCATCAGTAGAGTTCTGACGATTCTTTTCGTCCTGTCTTCTGAGATCTGGTATAGGAATCTCTCCTAGATGATCAGTGCTTGCATAGCGTTGACTGAACTCTTGGAATGTAAATGATCTATGTCTTAGTATCTGTGCAGCGATAGCACGAGTTGTCTCTATCTCTAGAGTCATGGTCGCTTGCTCAAATACTGACCAGTGATTGTGCTTGATACAATACTTCAGTAAACCAGCGTACTTCTCGTTCTCCTGATTGTTAGGGTTAGATACTCTGGCAATGTATGCCATCATCTTCTCAGCATCAGGAGTGATGGTTACTAACTTGACGTTCATATGTCCTCTATTTGATCACCATAATCCACTTCAATTGGATCTAGGTCATCATATTTATAGGACTGTTCGTCACTCCATACCTCTGCCTTGAGTGCAGACAGTAGCATTTCTAAGTCAGTGACGATGACTTTTAGTTTGTCTCTATCCATGGCAAAATTATAGCATAAAAAAAGGAGGGTGCAATACCCTCCAGATAATATAAGTACAAAGTTTAACTCTTAGATGCAAACTTTCTTACAACCTTGATACCACGGTACATTAGATCGTGGTTACGGTTCTGGTCTGCTTCTGCAAGTACCTTTGCTTTATACTCGTTAGCGTCATACTGAACGCCACGGTAAGTGACTGTTGCCATGGGTTTTCTCCTGATAGTAGTAGGGATTGTAGCCCCGTTCCTTCAGTCGTCTTTTGCGTCCTTGAAACACATAGGATTAGTATGTGCTACCACAACCCTTGTTATTTCTAATTGCTCAGATATGTCAGGATTATTTCTTGCAGTATCTATTAGTTCAGCAGCAGTCTCACAATCAAGTGGTGCTCCAATCACTATTAGACTAAGAAGAAGTTGGTACATAAGGATGAACGATTCCGTTCCGAGTCGGCTTACTTGCGTCCCTTGCGGGATGAACGTATGGGTATGCTAACATACCACCCATATTTAGTCAACCCCTTTAGTATCAACGGATACATTTTTTCTTTTGACACCACAGTAATCCGAACAGATGTGGGGTCTCTTATCCCATGACTCTACAAGTGTACACTGGAATAATGGCGTGTTCAATATCTCTTCAAGTGAATTATGTTTTAAAGATAAAGATTTCAACCCACCCTGATTCTCTATGAGTGGAATCATACTATCGTAGAACACCTTCTGCATATACTCAGCACCCACACCTTTATTAGGATTCTTTATGTCCCTGTAGATAGCAGGGGAATCTATATCACCATGGATATAGTAGTCAGGATAGAAGAAGCGTAGTCTACTCTGGTGGAAGCAGCAAGCATGAACAATACCACGACTGTCTATCCTAAGTTGACCAGGACTCTTGATACCATGACCATACCTACAATCAATCTCTGTATCCTCTGCTGCGGGTGGCTGCTGGAACACATGACCATCAACACCCTCTAGTTTATGTACCACTCCCCTGTATTCATATGTAAATGTACCATCTCCCTTACCACTAGCATCATATAGATCGTTTACATTAGTATGTCTGAAGTCTTTGAACCCCATCAGTCTACTAAGATTTCTACATCGTTTGATTTGATGTTGGTTGTGTTTGAATACTAGCATCCTCCAGACAGCAGGACCTCCTGCCTTTATAAATGCTCTAGCACTGTCTATAACTTTATTATAATCTACACCTACTCTGTACTGTTGTAGAGTATCTGACAAACCATCTATGGAAAAGATAAGAAAACTATCTCTGTGTGATGATGCCATGAGAGCACCTAGTCTACCCCAGAACTCTTGGTCTCGTGTACCACCATTGGTACTCATCTGGAAGACTATACTACTGTTAGCGTTGAGAGTGTAAGAATATATGTCTAACAAATCCTCATTCAATGAGGGTTCACCGAATGATCCTTGAAAATATATCAGTTCTGTCTTTCTAAGAGTCTCAATAGGAAACCATCTCTTCCAATCAGCGAGTGATATGGAAGAGCGATTCATAGATGGGTCTGGTTTCAAGACCGCTACCTCATCATTGTATGAGGTCTTGTGTCTAGCACATAAAGGACACTTGGAGTTGCAATGATCTGTTAGATCAATTAGGAACTTCACCTATCCTTCCAAACTATCTCCGGATATGCTTTCTCTACTACGTTTCTAGTGATGCGATACTTGCTTTGTAGTTCTCCATCTTTCACTAGAACTAATACTTCTGCCTCGTCCTTATGTAATGACTCAAGCATCTGGACTAGCATTGTCTCACGTTTCATCTGAGACAGTCTAGGATTGCCACCTCTTACAAAATTGTAGAGTGATCTCCACTCATGAATCAAACGTGTGTGTCCTCCGTCAACTCCAACTGGAGCATCATTAGGTTTGTAAGGGACATCTCCCTCAGGAAGAGCACTTCTGATTGCTTTATCAAAGTTCCAAATCAAACATGCTTTTACATCATCTCTCTTGTACTTTGTAAGTACTTCTACTTTTTTCTCAACAGTTTTAGCACCATGAGCTGCTCTGAGTATCTCAGAAACAAGAGGATTAGGTGGTAGTTTTGCCATAATTAGTCATCAAGATCATCTAGTTCGGGTTTGCCATTCTCAAATCGAAAGGCGATCAATTCATCAGCAATGGGGTTACCATTCTCGTCAAACATCTCAGGATGAGTGTACTGAGGTGTCACGTCATGTATATATGCACGTAACAAGTAACCAATCACAAGAGATACTCCTATCGCTAGGAGGAGCACAGTCACACTGAGGGCAATGATAACTGCTGTAATGTTTAGATCCATTTGTTTATGTCTCCCTGTGTATATGTAGGGAGATTCTTATACCCCATAATAACACAGAAAATACAGGTTTTCTTTTTCTCTTCCTTGTGAGAAGAAAAACCGACCCTTTGTTCAGATCATCTTTAGTCTTTGGAGATGATGTAGTGTGTCTTTGCATCCGCCTATGTGTTTGTTATCAATTTGAACTTGTGGAAAGGTAGCACCCTCCTCAAACTCCTCATAAAACTGGCGACGAGTAAAGTCTTTGTCCAGTTTGTACTCTAGGTATTCTATCTTGACAGCAGCAAAGAGTTGTCTGACTCTTTCGCACCATTGACAGTTATCTCTAGACCATAGAACTGCTTTCATGAATTTTTCAGTATTTTTGGGTCAATGAATTTACGCTCGAAACGTTTACTCAATTGTACTATGTTTCCTGCAACAACAAACCTGTCATTGCCTTCTTCCATCTTATCAACACCATGTGGTGCATAGGATGGATAAAATATTATATCATTTGTTCTCTGTGTTTCGGGATATACTTTCTGATCTCCTAACATAAAGTAGAAGCACTTTTGTTTCGGAACATCAACGAAATGCACCCATGAAACCAGTTGACTAGGATGTTTATAATGATTATGAACATCAATAACCGCACTGAGTTCCCTTGTATATAGTTGACCCCAAATGCTGTCGTAACTGAATATAGATTCACTATTATACAATCCAATTTTTTGTAGAACTTCCTTCAGTTTTGGTATGTAGATCTGAAGTAGTTCTTTATCTACAAAGTTACCATCCACTGTGTTAGCAGTGTTGTTAGGATTCCTATGGTAACCTGTGTAATGTTGACCCCAATCAGGATCACCCTTCAAAAAGTAAGGGTTTCTGTATTTCTTCTTCAAATTTTTGACAGTACTATCCGTCAGGACAAACTGTTCCGTCCATAATATCATAACAAAGTTTTATTATATTAACTCGTTGGATAAGAACCAGTGATGGTCTTCTGCTTCTCCATGTAATCTCTGTCTGCTAGGACTAACTTCTTCGCCATCTCCTGCTTTCTCCAGTAGTCTATCCTCTCATCAAATGCAGTTCTGTCAATCTTCTTTAGAAGTCTCTCTCTAAATCTCCACTGTGGATTTGACCCTGAGGTATCAAGAGCAGTAGCGTCAGCAGCATCAGAAAGTACACCGTCTTTTTCTTTGAGTGTATTGTTAACAGAGCTATCAAACTCTGCGTTTCTTGCTATAGACATCTGTTATCTGTTTGTTTCTACACTTATTTATAAGACTCGTCATAAGATGGAGGGATGTGATGGTCATTCCAGTGCCTGATATTACCACCAACAATAAAACAGTTGGTGATTACAAGTTGAACCATGATAAGGGTTCTTATAATACAGATCCAGTTGTCATACTTCTTTGTTGTCTCATCATTGAAAGAACCTAAAGCATACTTCCAGACCTTCCAGAACTCTTTCATCCGAACGTCCGTACGTTGTAGTGTCTACGGACAGGTGGGTAAAGATCTTTCTTTACTCTTGCCTTCATGTATATGCGAAGGAGTTGGTCAGTTGTTAGTGTCATCATGATAATTTAGCATAAAAAAAGACCCCTGTAAAGGGGTCTTACATATCGAAGTAATAACAAAAGGAGGGAGACCCCGAAAGGTCTCCTATGTTATAACGAAAAGGGGAAGGAAGGATTACTTATCGTACCAACATGAACAGGGAATCGCTAAAGCGAAAATTTGTTACTGCTCAACTCAAGTTCCTCTGGTAAAGGTTCACCTCCTTTAGGGAGGGCGAGTACCACCTCTAACTTGATGCATTACCCCGCCAAATTCCAACAGGGTTATTCTGCCACTTCCATGAGCGATGATCAGTCACTCATCTGTATTTATTATAACAGCATCTTCACTACGTGTCAACTCTTTTTGGTGATATCTTATATGCATTAGTTCTATCAAGGAGAAAGACCCTACTATGATTAGGTTGCAGACGGTCAGAGGATGAGTAAAATATTTCAAGGCATAAAAAAAGACCCCTACTATGTAGAGGTCTGTGTGATCGGACTAACCGATAGCGGGTGCTGTAAGAGCAACAGTTGAAGACTCAGCAGAAGCAAGGTCTAGTGGGAAGTTGTGTGCATTTCTTTCATGCATTACTTCCATACCTAGGTTTGCTCTGTTTAGAACATCTCCCCATGTAGGAACGATCTTTCCGTTAGCATCAACTACAGACTGGTTAAAGTTGAAACCGTTGAGGTTGAATGCCATTGTACAGATTCCCATAGAGGTCAACCATACACATACAACTGGGAATGTTGCTAGGAAGAAGTGTAAACTTCTTGAGTTATTGAAAGAAGCATATTGGAATATGAGTCTTCCGAAGTAACCGTGTGCAGCAACGATGTTGTATGTTTCTTCTTCTTGTCCAAACTTATAGCCGTAGTTTTGACTCTCGTTCTCTGTTGTTTCTCTGATTAGAGATGATGTAACTAAAGAACCGTGCATTGCACTGAAGAGACTACCACCGAACATACCTGCTA